AGAAGCTTTAAAGGAAACTTCCAAAAAAGGAACTAATGACTTGGAAGGAGATGCATGGGACGGCGAAATTGAAGGCGATGAAGCAATTGAAAAATTAGCCGATGCAACTTATGAAAAAAGAATTCAACGAGCTATTGAATTTTTGAGAGAAAATGAAAGCACCGTCTTATCACCAGAAGGACTACAAAAATACAGTCCAAAATACTTACATATACTAGAAAATATTCAAGATCCTGAGCATCGCGGCTTGCATTTGGTTTACAGTCAATTTAGAACACTTGAAGGTATTGGAATATTTAAGATGGTTCTGGAAGCCAATGGTTTTACTCAATTCAAAATTAAAAAGGATGCTGGAGGCGTCTGGAATTTAGACATTAGTGAAGAGGATAGAGGTAAACCTACATTTGCTTTATACACAGGCACAGAATCCGCAGAGGAAAAGGAGATCATACGTAACATTTATAACAGCGATTGGGATGTGAAATCGCCTATAACAGCCGAGTTAAAAGAAATTGCTCACAACAATCATATGGGTGAAATTATTAAAGTTTTAATGATTACCGCATCTGGTTCAGAAGGCATTAACTTGAGAAGCACGCGCTATGTGCATATTATGGAACCATATTGGCATCCTACTCGTGTAGACCAAGTTGTAGGCAGAGCGCGCCGCATTTGCAGTCATAAAAATTTGCCAGAAGCACTTCAAACTGTAGAAGTGTTTCTTTATTTGATGACATTCACAAAAAAACAAATTGATAGCGGAGAATCTATAGAGTTGAAAAGAATGGATAAGAGTAAAAGAACTTATAAGATTCAAGTAGAGGGAAAAGAAGATAAGGAGGAGCAAATACCATTAACTAGTGATGAAGCTTTGTTTGAGATTTCAACTATAAAAGAGGATGTGAGCTCTAAGATAATAACCGCTATTAAAGAAGCATCTATTGATTGCGCGGTATACTCAAAGCGCGGCACAAAGGAACAATTAACTTGCTTGCAGTTTGGCGAACCATCTTCTACTGCATTTTCATATGTTCCAAGTTATAAAAAGGAAGAACCTGATACTGTGTCAAAAATAAACAAAAAAGCAATTGAATGGCGAGGGAAACCATACGAATTCCGCGGAAAAAAATACATTTATCGTAAAATGGATAAAACTCGCGGAAATTTATATGACTTGGATAGCTACTATAGAGCTTTGGAAAATCCTCAAGTAGACCCAATTTTAATTGCTACTACAGAACAAACCCCTGCTGGAGTTGTTATTAGGAAGATTTAATCTTACCGGTATAATAAAAGTTTGATTGTAACTTTTATTATAAAAATATTAGTCGTCTTTTTTTCCTAGAATTGTTTGCGGACTTGATTGCGGAGAAACCGGTCTGTATCTTAATCCAACTGTTGGTCTATTATAATCTTCATCTGGTTCAGGAATAGGTTCAGGAATAGGATCAGGAATTTGGAACAAGTCTTGGTCTTGAGGCACTGCTAAATTAGACAATAACTCTATGTTAATCTTAATAACTTGTTCTGGTTTCATATTTTTTATTATAATGCTGTTTCCTTCTATATTTATAACGTCCTTTGAATCTTGAATGGGTTGCAATAAGTCCGTTATTTTTTTCTTTGCTTCCTCTTCTGACATTTTTTCATTTTTTACTTCGCACAATATCTTTAAAAAGTCAAACAATGGATCAGGTATAATGTTTCTGCAAGAAACTCCTTTTGTTTTTAACTTTTTAATATATCCAACAATTCTTCCAGAATATCCATAAATTCCATTCCATTTTCCAAGAACATCCCATTGACCTGCATGAGCTGCCACCGTTCTATCAGCGAGAGACTTTGTTGGGTCATTGAAACGCGCAAAAGCAGTAACTCCAAATAAAATATTAAATGCTGTAGAAAAACCATCAAATGCAAAACGCAATACATTTGTATAAGCTCCGGAGTATGCACACGTAGCTATTCCATAACCAATAAAAAGAATAGAGCCCAACAAAGAAAGACACGCTAAATTGTCGCACCTATCTCCACCTTTTTGATGCCTTCTTGTTTTTTTATTTTGTTTTTTATTTTTTTTACTTTGATTCCTTTTGCGTCTTTTTCCACCGCGAAGTTCTTCGCTTAAAATATTCTTTAACATTTGTTTATCAGCTTCACTAAATTCTTCAATCTCGTCTATTTTTTTAAATGCATTTGGATCGCACGACATATAATATAACATAATAAAATAAACTAATTTATCCAGCAGATAGGACATTTCTTGTCGTTAAACACGATAAAATAATAATTACAGCCATGCTTATTCTTCTCATTTTTGCATATTTTATGTGATAATCTTCAGGTTTAGTTAATATATACAATTTTTCAAGTCTTTCTTTTTCAGTTTCGTTTGTTTTATTGTAGGCAATCGCCAAACCTGTTAACATGGATATTATAACAAATTCTGTGGGAATAATCAAGTAATGGTTTGAAATTTTGCTATCCAATTCTGATATAATGGTGTTTATGTTAAATGTCTCCTTGTAAGTTGTTCTAACAATTGCAGATATTGACGCTATTTTTGTTTGATCCATTTCAATTGCTTCATAAAGAGGTGTAGATTTATATACCGGGAGTAAATTTATTAATGGTCTTTTTTTAACAACGTATGTTTGATTTGTTTCATTCGCGTCTTGCATATTTTCCCATTCAACTTCTCCGTCATCCCACGTGCTTTCCGTGTATTGCATTTCTTTGATTTCTTTTATTTTGTTTAGTTTGCTATTTTTTGTTGCATGTGGTGTTTTATGTTTAAACTGCGCCCAAAAAGACGCAACTGGTGATATACTTGAACTTATTAATAAATAGATTAGTGAAACGCTTAAAACTCTCATATTGTTTGTTATTATCTGTCTTTATAATTTTTTGTGCAAAGCTAATCAATTTTTATTTTGCTTATAATAGATAAGATTGTATTCATTTTTTCATCTATACTATTTATGCGTTCGTGCATATTTTTTAATTCTTCTTTTACGTCAGGTTGTAAATCCTTTGCCGGCTTCAATTTTGAGAAGATGTCATTTTGCATGGGTTTATTGTTGGCTGACTCAATTTCTTGAATTTCTAAGTTAATTCTATTCAATTCCGGTGATTCATATTCAGAATTTGGACCCCACGTTATTTTTTTTTCTGATTTATCTAAAGGTGGACCAATCTGTATTAACTTTGGAGACTGTTGATGAACGTATTGATACTGCATTTGCTTTTGATCCATTTGAAGTTTAGAATTTTCATTTTCCTGTATTTTTTCACTTTTAACAGAGGTTTCTGCCGGTTTTAACCATTTTGCAACATCTTCTTTATTCGCTCCTTTATGAATATTTTCTATTTCAAAATTTCTCTGAGCCAAGGTTCTCGCAATTAGTTCATCCATGGCACTTCCAATCGGCTTATCCAGGTCTGCGTCGCCGAATTTTGGTGCTTCCGGAACAGGAACTGACATTGCGCTCATAAAATCATTTTTTTTTTCCGCAAGATTTTTTTCAAATGCACTAAGTCTCTCGCTGTGTAAATCTTCTATAGTGAAATTGTTTGGTTCTTTGTTAGAAATGTTTATTTTTTGAGGTTGTTGCGCTTGCTTTGCGCTGCTAAGACTTGTCATGATTTGACCAATAAATTTTTTATTCATTTGCATTAAATTTTGTGGCACTGTTTTCTCTCTTTCAAAGAATGTTTTCGCCTGGTTTATAAAAAATGCTCTTGCTTGAGATGCCTGTTCTTGAGATTTTAAACGTTCTTTTATATCATCTAAAATTATTTCCCAAAGCATTTCAATGTTTTCCGTTGTAATGAAATCTATGTTTATTTGAGAATTAGCCATTCTTATTTGTATATAACTAATAGTAAAATATTATTTATATACTTTTACGTGTTATTACAGTTCCTTGTTAAAATAAACTTTTCTGAATTGTTCCATATATTTATCATCTAATTTGTGAGTTTTAAAGTAATTACTATCGTGACGATCTTCTAACATATGCGCAATAAAATACAAAGAATAAATTCCGCACTCAGTGTCCCCATATTGATGCTCAACTGGATAATTCTGATCAAATTTGAAATTAATGGGAATTTTTAGTTGTTTTCCTTGTTTAATAATACGATTCACTAATTTCATAACTTCCTTTGGAGCCTTATCTCCTGCACTGTCAAAGAAAAATATCTCTCCCTTTTTAATATTAACAAACATAGAAACCCAGTGAGAACCGCCTTTGTAATGAGGATCCAAATTAAATATCATTCCTATTTTGAATCTCTTATTTTTAATTTCATCTTCAATATTAAAATGACACAATTCCTCCCAAACGCATTCTCCGTATAACTTGTGTGTATCAAAATCAATTGGAGATGGACCAATAAAATCAAAGCATTTATATTTAATTTCATATTGCTTCATGACTTCCAATATATCTGTGCTTGATAACCATTCATTTGGATTTTTGCTCCACTCCTTGGGAGAGACTGGTGCAAAAGAAGTCTGTAATTCTTTATCTAGTTTTCCATTAACAAACTTTTGTTTTAACCAGCACGATTCTTTGTTGCAAACCCCTCTTAACTTATTATTTAACTGCGTCCAAATCTCCTTTGCGTCATTTGATTCTATCTTAGAATCATCGTGGCGAGCATTCCACAAATCTTTTAACTTATACAAAGCTTCATCTTCTAAACACGTGTATTTTTTATCTGCTGTCTGAGGACTGCATCTCAATTTTACTGTTTTTAATTCCTTCATCATTTTTTCTCTAAATAAATGGTTTCTTCTTGTAGTTTGGTGTCCCTGCTTCTTTGTTGAAGATTTATGTTTTTGTGTCTTTTTCGTTGTTTTTGATTTTCTCCTCTGAGGTTTCCTCATATTTATTATTGATATTATTCTTTTTACGAATACCTTTATTTTTAAGAACCGGATCTTTTAGATTAATATCTTTTTGCATTGGAATAATTGGAGCCTTCTGACATATTTTTGTTGTTGTTCGTTTTACTAGTTTTTCTAGAGCATTTGGTTCAGTTATTTTAATAGAACGCATTAGTAATTTATTTAGTTCGGCTTGTTCGCTTTCTGATAAAGCGATGCTTCCCATTGTATCGTCTTCAACAAATCCGTCATAATCTGACTGAATTATGTCTGTTTTATCTAAAGCTTTAAAATATTCTATGCATACTTTGGCGTATAAATCAAAAGCAGAAGAAACGTCTGGAAACATCATCTCAGGTTTTTCATTATTTAATAATTGTTTTGTTAAATCAAAAATTCGGCGCTTGTAAAATTTCTTCTCTTTTTTATTCACAGTTTTATTATCCGGTTTTCCTTGCGATTGGCTAACGTATTTTGCATATTGAGATTTGTTCATTAAGCATTCTAATGTTAACTCTGATATTTTATTTTCTGTCATTATTTTCTCCCTTGAAGAAAATGATATTGGACCTTTAAGTTGTTTATTTGTTTTTATCAAAAGCAAAAAAAAAATAACTTGTTTAAATATATATAATGAAGACATACAGCGTTTATGAAATAATTTTAACAATAATTGCGTCAATTGTATTTTTAATGACAGGCTTAATAATATACGCGAGTTACTCTAAAGTTGGTTCTTTTATAGATAGACTTACTAGTAAAATTCCAACAATAGCTACATTTATTATTGCTTTAGGCATTATTATTACATATCAGGTTTTTACCGTTACATTGCTTTCGGCTCGCAGAGAAGCTACATATAAAATAGTTGATAGAGCATTTACCAATATTATTAAGGCAATGGACGATAACTATGAAAAATGTCCTGAATTTATTAATTCATTGTTTTTTCCATGGCAAAAAACCGTTTTTAATCGGCCTGAACCTACAGGTGAAGAAAAACCAGATAGATGGACGTGCCAATTATATCTCTCAACTTTAATATTTCAAAGTTGGGAAGACTTTTTGACTGATTTAGAAAGTTGGTGGGACTTGCAAGTTACGATTGAGTATAATGAAACAGACGAACGTTCATGGTTGGCAATATTTTTGGGATGGGCTCAATCCAAGGAATTGCGAGAAATATTTAAAACACAACAGTTGGAATATAATGATACAACAGTTCATTTGGCAAATTTAATGTTTGAATATCTTGATAAATATCAAATAAATAATGCTGAGGACCTTGACAACCTTACTGGATTAATTTTTAATGACCCTAGATACAAACAGATTAGGATAGATGTTCAGACTTAAAAGATAACAAAAATAATATATTTTATTGTTATATTTTGCGTTTATTTTTTGTCTTTTTTATTAAAATAGTAAAAAGGCGAAAGGTTGTTATGTTGGCATTCAAAATCTTTAACAGTTCAATAAATATATTGTATTATATAAATACATGAACGCCACCTTTTTTGCCTTTTTAATATTTGCTTTTATTATTGTCGTTGTATCAGCATTCATTATTTTTGCAAGTTTATCTAAGCCTGGCTCTTTTTTAGATAGAATTACTTCTAAAATTCCTAATATATCTACGTTTATAATTGCATTTGGTGTTATTATTACTTTTCTTGTTTTTGCGGTCAATTTAGAATCTCAGCAGAGAGATGCAACATATAAAATTGTTGACCGCGCTTTTACAAATGTTCTTAAAGAAATGGCTGATTATTATAATCAATGTCCACATTTTATTGATTCATTATTTTTTCCATGGCAAAAAAAAATTCCAAATATTAAACCCAAAAGTTATAACAATTCATCCGATGTGTGGGCTGCAGTTTTATATATTTCAAATTTAATATTCCAAAGCTGGGAAGATTTTTTATCAGACTTGTCTAGTTGGGGAAATTTTAAAGTAGCAATTGGTTACAATGAACAAGACGAACGTTCGTGGTTAGCTATTTTTTTAGGATGGGCACAATCAAAACAATTACGCGATATATTTGAAACTCAAAGAATGAATTATAGATACGAAACAATAGATTTTGGCGATCTACTTTTTGAATACTCTAATAAATATCATCCAAAAAATGCTAAAGAAATTGATAAAGTTACAAATATTATTTTTCACGACCCAAGATATATAAATATAAAGGATCGAATGTTAAAGTAAATATAAAATGCGATTAACTGGATTTTATATTTTGTGTAAAATTTATTTGTTAGGTTTATTGTTCTTTTTGTGTTTCCCACAAAATTCGTTTGGGGTTAATTCCTTAAGTTGTTGTCTAGTGCAGTTTTGGAATAATCCTTGTCCAATATTCTCAGGATTTGGGTTAAATGAATTAAAATGCTCGTTTTGAAATAATCCTGGAAAAGGCTGTTGCACATTGTTATTGTTATTGTTGTTCTTGAAATTAAATTTATACAAGTCGCTGTTTGAGCTTGGAACATATACAGACTGGCTGCACGATTGAAGCGCGTAGATTTGGTTTCTTAATTCAGATTCAGTGTTAATGTTTGTGGCAAAGCCTGACCAAGGAGCCTGTGCGTTTCCAGGATTGAAAACTTCGGTTGTGCTATATACTGGCTGTTGAACCAATGGCGTTTTAATTGGCACTCTAGGGTCTACAATAGGCATAATAGAATATTTCGTCATAACTGGCCTCACGCTTAAATAAGGTTGTAACATGTGTGATGGAATATTTCTATCATAGATTCGCGTATTAATAGAATTTGTTATTTGAGATGCACACTCTTTCAAATCTAGTTGGGCTGTCATTAATATACTGAAATATAATTTATTTTACAGTTTCTACACTTTTCTAAATGTATAAAATCAATATAAAGAAAAATGGCCTTAATAAATAAGGAAACTACATGTGTGGAATATTTGCATTATTAAACAACGACAACTCGTTTCAGCAAAAATTTATTAATGACCAATTTATGAAAGGCCGAAACCGAGGACCAGAATTTTCTAAAATGACACCATACACATTGCAGTGTTTATTGGGGTTTCATCGCTTAGCTATTAACGGTTTGAACGACTTGTCTAATCAACCAATTATAATTGGCGATGTGGCTCTTATTTGCAATGGTGAGATTTACAATTATAAAGAGTTATATGCTCTGATGGACGTTGATCCAGTAACACAATCAGATTGCGAGGTAATTATTCACTTGTATAAAAGGTATGGCATGAAACAAACTCTGCAAATGTTAGACGGAGTATTTGCATTTATTCTTTGCGATGCCAATATTAACGATTCAACGTCAAAGGTATATATTGCAAGAGACCCTTATGGTGTTAGACCTTTATACACACTAATCCAAAGAACTGTTGGCCCAGATGATCGGATGCCTATTTATGGATTTGCTTCAGAACTAAAGGAATTGTCGGAGTTTTCTAAAAAAATTCCAGACCACTTAATTGAACAGTTTAGACCTGGAACTTATAGCAAGTTTATTATGAAATACAAGGTGTCTCCAAAGTGGGAGCTGAAAAAAGAGCACTACTCTTACCATTCTACCGGATTTTCAAGCATTATTAATGAATCGCATTATGACCTTGGATGGACGTTAAGAAATATACAACATTACTTGTCTGAAGCAGTTAAAAAGAGAGTCTTGGTTACTGAACGTCCGATTGCTTGTTTGTTATCTGGTGGTTTGGATAGCAGTCTAATTACAGCTCTTGTAAATAAATTCCACAAACAAAACTCTGATAAGCCATTGGAAACGTTTAGTATTGGTCTAGAAGGGTCAGAAGACTTGAAATACGCTCGGATTGTCGCAGATTATTTGGGAACAAACCATACTGAAATTTTATTGACTGAGCAGGATTTTGTTGATGCAATTCCAGAAGTTATTTGCGCAATTGAAAGTTATGATACTACTACAGTAAGAGCAAGTATTGGGAATTACTTGTTGGGAAAATACATTGCTGCGAATAGTGATGCAAAGGTAATTTTTAATGGAGACGGCTCTGATGAGTTGTGTGGTGGCTATTTGTATATGCACGCAGCACCAGATGCAATTGAGTTTGACAAGGAATGCAGGCGTCTTTTGAGGGACATTCATGCATTTGATGTTTTGCGGTCAGACAAGTGCATTTCGTCTCATGGATTGGAGCCTAGAACGCCATTTTTGGATAGAACGTGGGTGCAGTATTACTTGAGCATTGATCCGTCGCACAGATTTCACAAGGGCAACAAGCAGTGTGAGAAATTTTTGCTAAGAAGTGCGTTTAGCGAGGAAAATTATTTGGACTCAAATGGCAGTGCATTGTTACCTAAATGCGTTTTGTGGAGGACCAAGGAAGCCTTTAGCGATGGTGTTAGCAAAACAACTAGGTCTTTATATGAAATCATTCAAGAAAAGGTTGTTTCTCTTTTTTCTGCGGAGTTCTTTAATGTAAAGTATGAGCATAATCCTCCAGATACAATTGAAAAGAATTATTATCGCAACATTTTTGAGGGTTACTATCCTGGGCTAGGAAACATAGTTCCATATTTTTGGATGCCTCGTTATGTAGAAGCTAAGGATGCAAGCGCAAGAACGCTGCAAATATACAATGAAGTCAAAACGGAAGCAAGTTAAATAAATTTTGTAATATGTAATTCTTATTTTTGCAAAGTTACATCTTCAAAAACGTGTGCAAATAAGAATATGTTATCAAAATAAGCAATCCAATAGGTAAAAATAATGGTTCATAATAGTTTAAATAAGTCCATATCATTACAAATACAATTGGAAATATATTACCACGAGGTATCATTTTATAACAGTCAGATGTTCTAAAATAAATCCAAAGTCCGGAACAAATTACAGCAATGATTACTTTATTGCTATAAGTTAAATAATTATCTAATATCATATTATATATTATGTTTACAAAATTATATTTAGACACAACAAATCCCAACCTTACTTTCTCCCATCTTTTTGAGGCAACGACATTAGGTCCAATGATAGTTTCCATCCTCGTGCATACAATTGTTTACACTGCATTTTGTAATATAGTAAGTTGGGTATTCTTTGGAAAATTATTATCAAATCCAATAAATCTAAGATTAGTATCATGTTTAATTCCAATTATGTTTTTTGGGTTTATAGGAAGATTTATTCACGTGAAAGATATTTATAAAGGATATAATGGAAATATGGAAAAAACAAGAGAATATACAGACAAACACTATATTTCTTGGATCTTTATTTCATAGGTAAGCATTTGAATGGTATAAAATAAAATAAAATTAATGCGTTTATTTTATTCGTTGTATATAATAAAAGATGTCAATAAATAATAATTTATATAAGATTCAAGATTTTTGGTTCAATGTCTTTATTGTTTTAACCTATATGCTCTACATATTATTTGCAGTTGGAATATTTAAAAGTGCTCCACAATATTTAGAATCATTGGACTACTATGTTAAAATATATATAAGCTTATTCTTATTGTGGCGTTTCAACCCTTTTAGAAAAATTCATTTCACTGAACTAGATAGAAAAATTGCATTTAGTGCAGGCATATTTTTATTTACAACTAGTGCAGTTAATCAAATACTTACAACATATTTAATGGACGCCAAAAATAATATAATATCTAAAATTCTATTTTGAGCTAATAATAATTTCTTCTAGTTCTTTGCTTCTTCATTCTGCTGCTATTTTTAGAGGTTAATTTGCGAATTATTTTTCTAGTAGAAGTAGAAGCAGAATTGCGAGGTTCACTCGGTTTCCTATTGAAAAATGCTTCTAAATGCTCCATTGTTTTTTTAGTAATGATTTTATCAATTTCATACTCTTTATCGTCCTTTTCCATATAAACAAATTCGTATTTGTTCATATTCTCTTTCATAAAACCAACAAAATCTTCGTTGTTATAATTTTCCAGAATAATCTTAGAAAGGTTTGTATTGCTATTAATAAATCGTTGAATCATTACATCAAAATTTAAATCGTGTGTATAAGGTTTGACTTTGATATAATAGACATTTTCATAATTCATTTCAGGATAATAAGTGTCATCTAAATAACATATCTCGGCGTTTTTTGGAAGCCTTGTGCATTTTATTAAATCCTTCATTGACTTGTCGTGACTAGAGCGACAAAATTCCACTCTTTTACCATTTATTTTAAAGGCTGATATAATGTGATTAAATATTTTATAATTCATTTTAGACTCAAAATAATTTTTAATATAACTTACCCATTCTTTTGGTCCCTGGTTGTTTGTGTAGATCATTACGCTTTGGCATTGTTTGCTAATTTTTTTTTGTTTTAAAAAGTTAAAAATGGTGAAAATGTTTGGGCGCAAAAATTCTGGGAACAAATCTAATACACCATTAAACTCTTCTTGTTCTATGGGCATTTTGCTATCTAAGTGATGTAATTTAATATAGTTATTTAATGAATCCCAAAATATTCCTAACTCAACAAAATAACCCATGGTTTCATCCAGGTCAAACACTACTATTTTTGATTTATTTAGAGGCATCTAAAATAGTAGGATATTTTAAATACACATAAAATAGTTATTTTACGAATATTTTATTGTCCATGATTTATATGTTATCTGGAAAAGTTGGCGAAAAATTAATTTATTCTAATGAAGATAAAAAAACGGCTCTTATAGAAAAAATAAACACACTTAAACTGCAACAAATGAGAATTTTAAATTATAAAAGGAGCAAAAAAGCTGAATATAACAGCGTTATCCCATTAAAAATTTATCAGACATGGCATACTAAAATTTTGCCTGCACATATGAAGCAGTCAGTTGAGCGACTAAAATTAAAACATCCACGATTTGAGCACATCCTTTTTGATGATAACGATTGCAGGGAATTTATTGCAAATAACTTTGACGTTAGTGTGTTGAATGCATTTGATTCTTTAATACCTGGTGCGTATAAAGCTGATTTATGGCGTTATTGTATTTTATACAAAAATGGAGGAATATACTTGGACATAAAGTATGATTGCATAAACTCGTTCAGATTTATTGAACTTACTGAAAAGGAACACTGGGTGATAGATATTGACCAAAATAATATTTATAATGCTCTTATAGCAGTTAAACCAAATAATGAAGTTTGTCTTAAATGCATTAATCAAATTGTAGAGAATGTTAGAAACCGATATTATGGAGGTAGTTGCGTAGACCCAACCGGACCTGGTTTAGTCTCTCGTTTTATTGGCGAAGAGAGAAGAAATATTGAACTTGAACACATTTGGAATAAACCAACCGGCGATAAATTTATTCTTTATAAAAACGTTGCTGTTTTAAAAATGTACAAGGGTTACTATGAAGAGCACGATAGACATCAAAAAGTTATTCATTATTCAAGATTGTGGGGAGCACGCAAAATTTATAAATAAACAAATATATACAACTAATGTATTTATTTATTATGTCAACTTTTGAAAGCGTTCATGAGTCCAACCATCGTTCTCTTGTCCTGCAAATAAGTGATGTATCATATTTTGATGAAACTTATCATACATAAAACAAATCATTGTTGAATTTTTATAACGATAATACAACTTTTTATCAGAATAAACGTGCGCATCATTTTCATTAAAATACTTTTCAATTCCATCTGTAAAAACTCCTGGTCCGGTTAAAAAATGGATCACGTGTTCTCCTTTAATAACCGGTATGTTTTCAATCCTCTTAATAGACAATTCAATAATAGATTTTAGAATCGGAGAATTTGCCGGCGCTGCAAAAGTCCATTGACATAAATGAGATGAATTTTCAGGCGCACATACTATCATTGTGTCTCGCGTTGTAAATATGTTTGGATCACATTTGCATATAGAATCTGCGTCTGCATAAATACCGCCATATTTATATATAACGCAATAACGCCACAAATCTGCCTTCATTACGGCTAGTGGGAGCCTATTATAAACCTCATATATGATGTCTCCAAATTCTTCAACCATTTCAGTTCTAATAAATTCGTCACACATCTCATTCGTGTAAAAATGATATCCAAATTCAGGAACAAACCGTCTCCAAGAACTTAACGCCAGTTGCAATTTAGGCTTACTCTGAATATATTGAATAGACTTGTGAGTTTGAAAAATTCTCTTTGGAATACCGATATTATTGGGAGGCTCTTCATTTTCGTCCTTTTCTGTTATAGTTATTTCCATTTACAAATTATATATTATTTTTATACATTATTTTTAACTTTTAAACTAGAAAATATAATTTATATCTTTGCATAATGTAATAATTGTTATGCCTTATAAAATTACAAAAGCGGATTACTCTAAAATACTTGATTACTATGGGTTAACTGTCCCTAAAAAAGTGGAAGACATTAAAACCACTGCTGAAAAAATTTTAGCAAAGAAGTTGTGTTCATGTATCAAAAAAGTTGACCCAAGCATGAATGCCGAGCCGAGAGCTATTGGAGTTTGCACTAAAGCGGTTATAAATAGAAAAGGGTTAACGCGTGGTAAATTCAAATGCAAAAATGGACGCAGCATTGAACTCAAAAAGACGGCAAGAAAAATGACTGTCCCAAAAACTAAAAATAAAACAAAGACGCAAAAAAAGCGTTAGGAGTCGTTTAGCATTTATAAATTATTATCTATCATAATTATATGTCAATACATAATAAATATGATATCATTATTGTAGGCGGAGGGATTTCCGGCTTATACAGCGCGTATAAAATTCTTAAAATGGCCCCAGAAACAAAGTTGCTTGTTCTTGAGCGCTATAAAAGACAATGGCTCGGTGGTAGACTCGGTAATGAAATGTTTCAAGGAGTTCAAGTTGTAAATGGTGCTGGAGTAGGCCGCAAAGAAAAGGACTATTTATTAATTGACCTATTGAAAGAGTTGAAAATACCATACAGCGAATTCCAAGTGTCGCATAATTACGCGCAAACTATTTCGCCTCCTTGTGACACAAAGAAACTATTTAATATATTAAAAAAACAATTTAAAGAACATCCGGCAAAAAAGACGTTTAAAGAATTCGCATTGCCCATTCTAGGACCTGTTGTTTATAAACGCTTTACTATTTGCTCTGGTTACACCGACTATGAAAATGAAGACGCTGGTGATACTCTTTTTAATTATGGATTTGATGACAACTTTGGCCACTGGACTGCGCTGCATATTCCGTGGAAGCTTTTGGTTGACACCATTGCTAAAAAGGTCGGATTCCAAAATATTCGCGTTTCTAGCAACGTAACTGAAGTTAAAGAGTTGTCGCCCTGCAACTTTATTGTTCATACTGAAAAAGACGCGTCTTATTTATGTAACAAAGTCATATTAGCAACTACCATAAGCAGCGTTCAAAAACTTCTTCCTCGTGATCCCATCTATAAACAGATTCACGGTCAAACATTTTTGCGTTTATATGGCAAATTTAACAAAGCCTCCGCCGAAATAATGAAACAATATGTTCCTGGATATACTGTTGTCCCTGGACCTTTGAAAAAAATTATACCCATGAATGCGGAAAAAGGTGTCTATATGATTGCTTACACTGATAATGACGACGCCAAGTTTTTGAAAGACCGTCTAGAAAATACTCCAAAAAATAGAGACTATTTTTGCGATCTTTTGGAAGACGCTCTTGGAATTCCTGATGGCGCACTAAATTTGATTGCTATCAAAGACTTTTATTGGCCAATTGGCACTCATTATTATGAACCTTTGCACGGTCCATTTAAGAACCGTAAAGACTTTATAAAGAAAGCACAGATTCCTATGCCAGGAATGCTAGTTGTTGGTGAAATGATAAGCATGAACCAAGGTTGGACTCAAGGCGCGCTTGAAAGTGTGGAAGCAGTTATTACTAAAAAATGGGTTGATAGCAACTGCTGAAATTGAAACCTTAGTTATTAATTGTTTTACACCTTTTCTTATTTACACCTTTGGACATTTAAAACGCCGATTTTAAATGTTCTTAAATTGTTATGATTATTTATTGTAACGATGAACAATTAGGGGGGGAGATATTATACGTTGTCACAGACCCCATGTTCTTCAAAAACACATTTTCTTTTATTATAAATTCGTATTTTTTATCAATTGCTATATTTTCCAATTGTTCGTAAACATCACTGCTAATTTGTATTGTATCTATTTCTGCAGTTGATTGTAATCTTGATGCAATATTTACGGCATTTCCAACAACACACAATCTTGGTAATTCGTTTCCTAATATTCCAATACTAACGCTTCCTATATTTATTCCAACCCGAATGCATAACGGAATATTATCAGGTGTTTTTATTGTTTTTACTTCTTTAATAATATCTATCGCAAATGATAGTATTTCGTTTATAACAAAATTATGATTTATAGCATTTCTAAAAATATCGCCCACAACCATATAGGCGTCGCCAATCGTTTCTATTTTTTGTAAATGTGAATATTTTTTTATAATTTTATCAAAGGAAATATAAACACTGTTAAGTAATTTAAAAATAATTGTATCATCATATTTTTGTGCCAATTCTGTATAATTAACAATATCCGTAAAAAGAACACATATCATATTAAATTGTTTTGCACTTGCACTTGCACTTGCACTTGCACTTGCACTTGCACTTGCACTTGTACTTGCAATAAATTCTTTATCAAATCCAAACGGCAGTATTTTATTTAATAATTCTTGTTCTAATATGGTTTTATCTTCAGGTATTTTTAGTAAAAACCCCTTTCTTGTTGAATCTACTAACGCAGTGCATTTGGGCGTTATAACATTAATTTCTAATTTATATTTATTTATATGCGTTATCATGTAAGATATAAATTGAACAGATTGTAAATCTACATTGGTTATTTCCGCTTTATCTTTCTCAATACATTCATCTATCATTATACATGTCGTCAATTTGCTTATCATATCAGCAAACGAATAATATAAATTGACAGTATATACGTCGGTCAAATGAAATATATCAATTATAGTTAACAACATAAATGTGCCCCATATAATCAAATAAATATTCGTAAACATTAGATTACGTTTTTCATAAAAAGTTTTCATAAAAAATAGTAGTGATGCCCATGAACAACCGGTAAAATAAAAATAAATTGTTGTATTCCTATACGGATAAATAATTATGTTTACTGCTACAGGAATAATATGACATTGAATATTTATATCTCGCAATTTAATACTATTGATATCGCAATACAGTTTAAGCATTAATGGCGTTGCAAATAACCACATAACAATTCTACTAAACTCGTGTTGATATAAAGTCATATTGTAACTCAAAATAGAGTTTAATATATATTTTATATAAACCAATGCCAATGCGATTGTAGTCATATTTTTTGATTTATAAAACAGAACTTTGTTGATAAGATAAATAGAATAAATAGATAGCACAAATAAATTTAGGTTTATTATAGAGTAATAAAATTTACTATTATTTTGTATTAGTTCGTTATTTAATATTGTAGAATAATTGGATAAGTATAATTCATTCAAAATATCATCCGCATTACAATATAAGAAAACATACAAAATTAAATATATCATATATTATAACAACAATAGTTTTTATACTACAATTATAATTCTGTAATTATAATTATATATTGTATATGACTAACCATAAAAGTGAAGATTATAAATTAACTGCAGTTGATTATTATTTGATTGAGGATAAATCACATAATAATTAACTGCAGTTTCTTTATAATCAATACTCTTTTGACGATGCATATATAATATATTTACAAAATTAAATTTGTAATTAAAAAAAATAAAATTATTTTTTGTAATAAATTATATTTTTTTATTATATATAATGGTACAAGTTGAAACCAATATTAAGGTAAAGTTTGCTGGACAAAATTATATTTTACATGTTCTCAAACTTCTTTCGCTAACAAAACCAAATAAAGTTTTACCAGTTGATAAAGAATTGTATGACATAGAGCATAAAATTAATAATTGTAAAACTGAATTCACTGATGATAATGATGATTGCTCTACGCTTGCTTTAACATCAAATCCTAGTTCGTTCAGTAGCACTGAAAGTGCGGAAGAATATTTTTCAAATAAATCAACATTTAATCCCAAAAACTTTACCATGATATCCATGTTAGGTTCTGGAACATTTGGAAAAGTGTATTTATCTACTTACGAAAATCAATTCTATGCTATAAAAACGCTTCCTAAAAATAAAATAGATAAAAAAGAAATGGAACAAATTATTTTAGAAAAATCATTACTTATGCAGTTGGATAGCCCATTTATCTTGCGTTTTTATGGAACTAGTCAAACAAATAATGAATTGTATTTTGTTACGGAATTATTAGAACACGGCGATTTATTTCATGCTATTTATAACGAACATAATCTTACTCATGAAGCATGTGTTTTTTATACAGCATCTATTATTCTTGGCATTGATTATATTCATAGTAAAAATATTGTATATAGAGATTTGAAACCAGAAAATATTATGATAGGTTCTAATGGATATCCAAAAATTATAGATTTTGGATTAGGTAGGCAATTGCCCTATACAAAAATTGAAAATGGAAAGATGCGTAGTTATAGTCAATGTTACACTTTATGTGGAACGCCCGAATATTTTTCACCTGAATTAATACTTGAAAATGGATATGATTATTCAGTAGATGTATGGGCTGTAGGGGTATTATTATATGAAATGATATTTCAAAAAACACCGTTTTACCCCGAAACAGAGGACGAAAATAATTTAACAAAATTATTTACTAACATAATAATCTGTGGGAAGAACGGAATTAGTATTTCAAAAAAACTAGATAAAAAAACCGATGGAACTGCGAACGCACGTAATTTGATTAGCCAATTATTAAGCGGTGATAAAATAAAACGACTTGGCGGTAATAAAAGACCCTCTGTTTTACTCAATCATCCATATTTTTTATCAACAAATATAGACGAAGATGTGTTGTATAATCAATCAATACAAGCACCTATAATTCAACCTCAATTTATCGGGAAAGATATAACCACAGAAAAAGATGTAGAAGAATATCATGGAGACCATGAGATTTTCGCTGGGTTTTAGCTATTTAACTTGTATGTTTTATTGCCCCCCCCCCCGTTTATTTCTAAAATAACATTATAATCTAGTTCTATTTTGTAAGGCGTTGTATCACATAAATGATATAACTCATTGTTTGTTTTTTCAATAGCTATTTTGTACATATCATTAATAGCGTCACATTCGTATAAAATTATATTATTTGGGATGCTTATTTTATTTTGATTGTCATCTGTAAAATATAAAAGCGAGTATCCAAATGTCAAGTGTATAATGTTTAAATTGATTTTATTTGAAATATGATAAAATAGATCAGGTTGGCATAAATTATGTTTGTAAAGAGACGGCATTTTATATAATAAAGTTTTAATTATTATTACATCAATTTTTTATTTTTTAATAAAAATAAATTAAAAATAGTATGCCTATTCTTTATAACCATGAATACTGAAGAATATATCAAAAAATTAGAGGAAGAAAATGAAGCACTAAAAAACAAACTAAAATCTTATACCGCACCTCCTCGTAGTAAAATTTATTTTTTCTTTGTAAAATATATAAATGTCTACTACTTCTACTCCTGCGTTTGACTATTCTAATACACAAACCCATCAAACTGGTGGCAAGAAAACTGTAAGAAAGGTTAGTATTAAGAAGGGAAAAGGTCACAAGAGTGTTAAATATTACAAGAATGGTAAACTTGTTTCAACTGTTAAACGTGGTTTAAAACCAGTTGAAGTCGCTTTCATCAAGATTGGCAAATTTATTCCTGGACTTTTTAAGGATTGCCCATGCAATAAAACCAGAAAACACAGACGTCACTAAATATTATTTTGCAAGATGATCCATTGCTGACAAAAGTACTTGTTCTTGACCTGTTAACTTCTGGAATACTAGACATTCATCCATCTTTATTTGATAATGTTTATGAGCAAAATTCTTACATGTGAGAGAAACCCCATCGTCAGTTACGTTTATTGCACATAACAATCCTCCTGCAGTTAGATACAAATTATCTGGGTCTTTTATAGGTATCCATCTTATAAAAGCACCGTGTCGCAATTCATTCATCTCATCCACATACATATATTCCTTCAATTTTTGCATTATTTCAGTTATATCTTTTTGAGATAGTTGAAGTTCTTTCAGAATGTCTAGTTTCATGTCATTAATTTTTTTTGTTGTTAAATTCATAAACTTGGAATTCTCTTCATTGTCTAATGCTTTTAATAGTTTTTCAACATCCATTGTTATGAAGCTTGATATAATATTGTGTTAAATTAGTTTTATATTAAAAATAATTTAAATTTAAAAACGTGTAGCGTTAATTAGTTATATGCATTATAATATAACATCCGACCTAATTAATGGGATTTCTTTTGATGCTAAATTTAATGATTTAATAAGTTCATCGCTGGCTCATGATATTGCAGAATTTAATGATGTTCCTGGAAAACAACATTATAGACTGCTTGCACATTTATCATCATTATTCAATAATAGTATCATTATTGATATTGGAACGCATCGCGGCAATTCAGCACTAGCATTATCATATAATGATACAAACATCGTTCATTCATTTGATATTGTTGATAATGTTGTTAATAATGAAATAAGAAATTTAAAGAACGTTCAATTCCACATTGAAAATTTATTTGAACAAGAAGTGTCAAAAAAATGGGAAGAAACTATTTTGCGTAGTGCATTTATATTTTTGGATGTTGATCCTCACAATGGAACAATGGAACTTGAATTCTATAATTATTTAAAATCTATTAATTATCAAGGGTTTGTTGTTTGCGACGACATCTGGTACTTTAAAGAAATAAGAGATAATTTTTGGCATAAAATTCCTTATAATGAACGGTATGATTTAACTGATATTGGACACTGGTATGGCACAGGACTCTTTACCTTTAATAATGAAATTTCTTTTAATAAATATGATAACACTAATTGGACTCTAGTTACTGCTTATTTTAACTTGACAAAATGTCCTGACGCAAGCGACGAGATTAATAAACGCGACAAGAACTATTATTTACAACACTCTATTTCTACTTTATCTCTACCATATAATTTGGTTATTTATTGCGATAATGAAAGTTTTGATGTAATTCATAGTATTAGACCTACTTACTTAAATGAAAAAACAAAATATATTATTTGCGAGTTTGACGATTTTGTATTTAAAAACAAGGATCCTAGAACGTTTAAAGATTATAGAGATAAAATTAATCAGAACAGAAGGGAGAAGCCTTATAATTTTGATAATAGAAACACTGCAAGTTATTATTTATTCTGCATGTCAAGATACATCATGTTGAAAGACACTATTGAAAAAAATCCGTTTAATAGCACGCATTTTTCGTGGATTAATTTTTGCATTGAACGAATGGGATATCAAAATTTGATTCGTTTGGATGAAGCATTATCTATTAAACGTGACAAATTTTCAACTTGTTATATTGATTATATTCCTGAAGGATTAGTAAAAAATACGTCAGAATATTTCCAATGGGGGAGATGTGGAATGTGTAGTGGATTTTTTACAGGAAATTCTGAGTATATGTATAAGGTTTGCGATTTAATTGAAAGTAAATTTCTTGAATATCTTGATCAAGGATATGGTCACGCAGACGAACAGTTGTATAGCCCTGTTTACTTTGAAAATCCTAATTTATTTGAGCATTATTACGGCGATTACCAACAAATGATAACAAATTATACATTTATTTATGATGCACCTGAACCGCCTATACATAATTTTATTACGAGAAGCTATCAAAACGGTAATTTTTTAAAATGTTATGAAGCATGTAAATTTGTTTGGAAATCATACTGCTTAAAAAAATGCACTCTAAATGAACAATACCTATTTTCATTATATTGGCATTATATGAATTGTAAAAAAAATCTATTAGAGTTTTGATTTATTTAACAGAAACTTTATAATTTAAATATAACGTAACAAATTTAAATTATAATGAAAAATATAAAAATAATTATATGTGTTTTTGCGTGCGTAACTGTTCAAAAATATAAAGATGAAGTTTTAAAGATTGAAGAAACGTGGGGAAAACGAGCTGCAAAAAAAGGCGTAAAAATTCTATACTTTTTGGGTGAAGAACCCACTGATTTGCACGACTCTTCAAAATATATTTACTTGAAAAATGTTAATAATGATTATAATTCTGCAAGTGAAAAGCAAAATTTGGGTCTAAAATATATTTATGAGAATTACAATTATGATTATGTATTTGTTTGTGGTTCGGATACATACGTGAATATTGATAAAATGATAGAGTTTATTAAAGATTATAATTGCGAAGAACCGCTATATATTGGAGGCCATGGAGATACGAGAGTTATTGGAGATTTTGATTGTTATTTTCATTCAGGCGGTTCTGGATTTATATTATCAAAAGAATGTTTACGTTTAATTCACCATTCGCTATCGGATATGTTTTTAAAGTGGACTGAAATTTGCAATAAATTTTGTTGTGAAAATCTAATACCTGCGTGTGATCTTGCAATAAGTTACTTTTTACAGAAGGACTTTGGTTCCACATTAATAATGGTTACTACTCTTAATGACGAATTTATTGCATGCAATCATAAAGGGTTAGCCTATAATAACACATTTGTGTGTTGTGGTAATAAAATAAATCCTAAAAATATTATAAGTTGTCATAGAATGACTCTTGGAGATTTTGATGAATTTACTGATATTTTGGAAAGGAATAATTATTTTATTAATTGCGACCAATTGACTGATGCTATATCATTTAATAAAACTAACACTTTTTGTGTTTCATTGCTTTCCAACGAAGAGAGATGGATCAAAATGGAGCGACGCTTTAAATATGCAGGGTTAGATGCTGCTAAATGGATGGCGGCAACTCCAGATAATGGACTTATTTATGATAATTTTTGGGATTCGTTAAAACCTTTGCAAAAAGCATGCACCCAATCTCATTTAAATATATGGAAATATCTTGTAAAATCAAAAGAATTAGAATATGTATTTATTTTAGAAGACGACGCTTGTTTTGACGTTAATTGGAAGCAGAAGTTGCAACAGTTTTTTACAGAGGTTAATGATCCTGAATGGGATATGATTTTATTAAATGCGTCGGAACCAGTTGAACCTAAAGAAAAATGGGTGAAAGTGACTGAACAATATCTTTGCGGCGGTTATATACTCTCAAAAAAAGGTGCCGGAAATTTGATAAATATGTTTGAAAATAATTATGGAATGAGTGATTGGATGACAAGTAGGTTGCAGTTACAAGGGCATTCTTATTCTTATTTTCCTTGGTTAATAATACAAGAAGGAAAAGAAACAACCATTGGTAGTAACATAGACGCTGATCATCAAAAGGTATTAAAATGTTTGTCTGAAATTAATTACGATATTCACAATTATTATTTATAATGTCATTTAAATTGGGTAAATACCAAATAATATTAAGTTTTTATTTTAATAATATTATTTTACCAATTGGCACCAAATGCGCTGCCGCCAAGAGCTTCATTTGCCGCCATAATCATACCGCCAAATTGATCTCCCATTCCTGGAGTAGCCGCACCTGGCATTGGGGTAGCATCGTTGCGATACATCGCGTTGTAATCCGGCGCATTTTGTTGAACAGGCTCAGTGGGTAAGCTGCTAATTGATGTAGTTCCTTGACTCATTCCGCCGTAAAGTGAGTTGCCCATAGCAGTCGCATTATTGGGCATCTGGTTTTGCCCAGCAATGGGTTGAGAGACTTTCACATTTCCTTTACCCTTTCCTTTACCTTTCTTCTTGTCATCAGATGATTTGCCTTCCCATAAATCAACTATTCTATCAAATAAAATACTGACTTTCTCTCCCAACTTTGTTTGTAAGCTGAGCGTAATGAGTAAAACTGACAATATAATGAAAATCACACTGTTGTCAGGATACTTGGTTCCACTGTATGTTGGCAAGTATACTGTAATTCTGTGAATATAAAATAAACCAATAAACATGACAACAATTTGACCAATAACTTCTGCTAAAAGTTCTAAGCTACCCTTTTCCTCGTCCGCCTCTGGCACAAACTTTTGCATCACCTTATTTAAAATCACAATGGGCACAAATGCTAGCAATGAATACTGTGTAATATTTAATAAATCCGCTTTTGTTTCATCGTCAAAGTTGAAAATGTATTTGAAAAAACCTAATTTTGATGATAATTTTGAATCGTCTAGACTGTCCATATGTTTTATAAAAAGAAATTAAAATAAGTGAATCCAGTCTTTTGCTAAATAAACTCTTCCTAAACAGGCATAAAAACATCCCATTATTTTTTCACAGAGAGAATTATGAGTGTAAATTCTGAAGAAATGCAATATCTAAATCTTATCCAAAAAATTTTGGATAGAGGAACGCTAGAAAACGGCAGAAATGGAAACATCATTAGCACATTTGGCGAATCTATGCGTTTCTCCCTTGAAAACGGTAAGATTCCTATTTTAACTACTAAAAAAACGGCTTGGAAGACTTGTTTGAAAGAGCTTTTATGGTTTATTCGTGGTGAAACTGATAATAAAATTTTACAGCGACAAGGTGTCCATATTTGGGATGGGAATACCGACCGCAAATTTTTGGATTCTAGAGGTCTTAAGCTATATCCTGAGGGCATGACTGGACCGATTTACGGATATCAATGGCGCAATTTTGGTGCAAGTTATAACTGCTTTACTGGAAAAAGTTTAGATGCAGACCATCCTTTTGACGGCATTGATCAGTTGCAGAATATCATTGACCAATTGAAAAATCCGGAAACTAGAAATAGTCGGCGACTTATTTTGACGGCTTGGAATCCTAAACAGTTGGACCAAATGGCGCTTCCACCTTGTCACGTTATGTGCCAATTCAATGTTCATGATGGCAACAAACTATCGTGTGCTCTTTATCAGAGGAGCTCAGATTTTTTCTTGGGAATTCCTTTTAATATTGCATCATATTCTTTATTAACTCATTTGATAGCAAAACATTGCGGTTTGGAGGCGCACGAATTTATACATTTTATGGGTAATTGTCATATTTATGAAAACGCAATAGATGCTTGTAAATTACAAATTTCAAGGGAACCTTTTCTGTTTCCAACGGTTTCAATAAAGCAAATAAGAGAGAATATTAATGATTATCAGGTTGACGACTTTGATATACATGACTATCAGCATCATGAACAAATTAAAGTTGCAATGGTTGCCTAGAACATTTTTTCAATATAACGAACTGGATCATATGGTGTCTGCTTCAAGAACAATACTATTATTAAACCAATAAAACCATTTAACACCGAACTGTTAAAATCTTCAAAGCGGTTATCATGTAATTTTGTTCCAAACAGAATATCCATCCAATCTGGTCCGTAATTTAATTGACCATTTTGAAGATGATGTTCTTTGTGTGTGGGTGATTTCAAATAGTGGAAATTAATAAGGTGATATGAGCTATATACTATTGACCAAAAGAATAGAACGTAGTTATTAAATATTTCTATTGAAAACAACTTTTTGATAAACTCTCCTAAAAATATCAAAACAAACCCTCCATATATGAAGAAGTTCAACAGTAACTCAATGACAAATACCCATGTCTTATCCGCGTATTTTGGATCATGATGAAATAAATGAATGAAACCAATAAATTCAAAGTTTTTATTATGTGTTATGCTATGAGAAATGTAACACCAATATTCAGCAAAAAACAGTGTTAAAACTGCCAATATATAATTTTGGTCTGTTTTATAAGCAATGATTAAAATGTATGTAAAGAGAACCCAAAATGCTGCAAAGTTAATGAAATATATTTTGTATAAACTTATAATTAATGAATCGTTTTTGTTATAATTAGATTGTTTTTCTTCTTTATTCATGCTGTTTATTATTTACAGATATAATTTTTTAATGATGATTTAAGAAATATCAACGATATCTTTGTAGTTGCAACTAATATGGCCATAAATATCCACTGCAGAGTCACTACATTACGATTTTTCTTATCATATTTTATAGGAAACAGTTTATTTGCAGTATCAATCATTGTTGTGTTGCCATAATTCTCCTCAATTTGTGTAACAGGACAGTCGCCATAATAATAATTTAATATTAAGGTTATTATAAAAAACAAGTCCATCATAATCAACACAAATAGACTATCGCTTAATAAAATAACAAATATTGGTAACGAAAATATTAGAAAATGAAAAAACATCATGGTGTAAATAAATAAGTTTTGCATCATTATATAAAATAACGGCAGATTTTATTTTGACTTTATTAAATAGTTGCGCGTAAATAAGTTAAAAACAAATTATTTAATAACTTTATTATGAGTAGCGCAAGATCAAATGCAGCAGCGAGATCTAGACGAGCAGGTGGAGATATGCCTCCTCCTCCACAGCAAATGAATGGACGACCTGGACAACAATTTCAGCAACAGCAACAGCAACAAATGCAAGGCGGAGCAAAACTTTCTATTTCAGACGCAATTGGTCTTATTACTTTACGCTTGGGACGAGTTGAGCAAATCGTTCAAAACATGCCGGTAGATGGTCAAATGAATTTAGGAGAAAATGCTGGGGTTGTTGAC